CCGCCCCGTGATCCAGTGCCCGCGCGCGTAATTCTCGCCATCCGACCACAGCCCGGTATTGCCCGGAAACCACGGGAACGGCCGCGCGTCCCAGGCCCAGACACAGGCGTGATCCATGTCGATCATCGGCCCGTCATAGACTTCGGAGACGGGGTTCTTCGCCGGGTCGGACCAATAGCCCGTCACCGCGCGCAAATACTGCATCTGGATCAGGTCATCGCGCTGCCCCGTGGAAAAGCGCGGCAGGCTCGATTCGGATGATTTGGGATCGAGAAACCTGTTCGGCTCATTGGTGCCCTTGTCCACCGCCGCGCAACCATATTCGGTGAAGCGGATGGGTTTCGATTGCGGCTCCCACGCGGTCGGCTCGGCACTTCGCACGCCCCCCACCCGGTCGTGATGGGCATTGGCCCACCAGGCGCGCAGGTCCTTGAACCGCCAGACCCATGGCTCGTCATAGTCGCCATCGGTGATCGGTTCGCGCCGCTGCGCCGCCCGCGCCTCCGCACCGGGATAGAACCAGTCGAACCCCTCGCCGCCCTCGATATTGGCCTGAAGGTAATCAATGTCGTAAATCGACGGCCAGTCCTGCGCGTCAAGGTGGTCATACCCCTCGCGCCAATCCGAAAGCGGCATGTAATTGTCGATGCCGATATAGTCGATATTCGCGTCCGCCCAGAGCGGATCGAGGTGAAAGAACCGGTCGCCATCTCCCGGCTGATAGCCGAAATACTCGGTCCAGTCGGCGGCATAGGTGATCTTGACCTCCGGCCCCAGGAGCGCGCGCACCTCGGCGGCGAGCGCGATGAGTTGAGTCACCGCCGGAAAGCTGTCGCCCGCGCCCCTGACTTGCGTGAGGCTGCGCATCTCCGAGCCGATGGCAAAGCTCTCGACCCCGCCCGCCGCGGCGCAAAGCGCCGCCTGATGCAGGATGAACCGCCGGTAGGACCATTCCTCGGGGCCATGATAGGCGACCGGGCTGCGCTTCACTGCGCCGCCAAAACTCAGCAGATCGAGCGCGCCCGTCCCCGGCTCCTCCACCGGCACCGCCGCGACCGGCGTCACGGTGAAATCCGCCGCCCGCGCCGTGCCGAAGAAGGCCGCCACCTGCGCCTCGGTCTCTGCCGTGCGGTCGGGGCTTTCGGGTTGTCCCGGCGCCTTGGAGGTGGTGATCCGCCCGCGCCACGGCAAAACCGGCTGATCGGCGGCCTCGCTCCAGGGATCGGGCAGGCCGTTGCCCGCCATCTGCTCCATCAGGATGAACGGATAGTAAAGCACGTCCTGACCGGCGGCTTTCAGCGACAGGATCGCCTCGACCACCGCCTGATCGGCGGGCGTGCCGCCATAGACCTCGCGGCCCGTCGCGTCTTTTGGCACCTCGCCCGCGCCCGCGCGCGTCAGGCTTGACACCGTCCAGGGCATGTTGCGGGCATCAAACGTCTTTTTCTCCACGCGAGGACGGATTTGACAGTTCCCGCAGCGCAGATCGTCGCCGAACCAGCTTACGATAAGCGAGGTCGCGCGCACCTGCGGCAACTCCGCGCGCAGCGCCTCCAATGCCACAACGAAATCGGGCCGTTCCTGCACCGAATTGACATTGGCGGGACCCGACGCGCCAAAGCCGAAATCCATCATCACCGGCGTCGTGGCCAGCGCATATTCCCCCGTTCCGGGCAGAAGCGCCACGCCCTTGAGCGCGCGCACCGGATCAAGCGCCGCCCCCTCGCCACCCGCCTGACTCGGGCGGCAGACCTCGAAGCTGAATTGCGGCACCCGCGTGCCGAAGGCCGAGAGATCCAGATCCTCGATCACCACATAGGCCGTGCCGCGATAGGCGGGCACGTTGCCCGCACCCTCCACCGCCTCGATCACCGGATCGGGCAACTGATCGCGCGTGCCGGGATAGACCCGCATGTTGAGGCTCGCGGGCGCGATCTCGGTCCCGTCGGCCCAGATGCGCGCCACGCGGGTGATCTCACCCTCGCAGAGCGCCAGCGCAAGGCTCACCGAATAGCTGATGATGCGCGTGTCGGGCGTCGCGGGTTTGGGACTGCCCTTGCCGCCGCCGCTGCGCCCGCGCGTCACTGTGACATTCTCGCGAAATTCCGTGGCCCAGATCACCTGTCCACCGACACGCATCCGCCCGTAAACCTGCGGGATCGCATCCCCCTCGCCCGCGCCCGTCAGGCGCAACCGGCTCACGCGGCCCGTTTCCACCACGCCCGAGCCCTGCCCAAGCAGCCGCTGGTCGATGGACCGCCCCACCAGCGCGCCCGCGAACCGCCCGATGGCGACCGACGAAAGCCCCAGAGCCGAGCCGCCGACCGCGCCGCCAATCGCCGCGCCTGCCGCCGACAGAAGTATCGTTGCCATGGTTTATCCCTCCTCAGGAAAGGCGAAACGCGCGACGATGCGCCGCCGCCAGGGCAGGCTCAGCGCGCTTTCGACCACGCCATGCCCCGAATAGGCGTGAATGAACGTGGCGCGCGCGCCCGTCTCCGCCGCGATGCCCAGATGCTTGGCCACCGCCCCCGCGCGCATCCGGAAAAGGAGAACGTCGCCGGGGACCTCGTCGGTCAGCGGTTTGGGGTGCAGATGCCGCAGCGCGGCGGCCCAGAGCGCCTCCTCGCGCGCAGGCTCTGCCCAGTCCATCGAATAGGCGGGCGGGCGCTCAGGCTCGGTGCCCATCACCTCCCGCCATACGCCGCGCACCAGCCCCAGACAATCGCAGCCCGCCCCCCGGCAGGCCGCCTGATGCCGGTAGGGCGTGCTCAGCCAGCCGCGCGCGGCCAGCACGATCCGTGCGACGCTCATCGCCGCCTGCTCCCGCCGTCAAGACGCGGGGATTTGGCCGGATCGGTGATCACCCAGTCATCGCCGGGAATATCGGGGAACCCTTGGAAATTCAGTAGATTGGCGAACTTGAACTGACAGGTTGCCATGGCCTTGTCGCAGCCCGCCTCGATGCGCAGCGCATCACCCATGGCCACCGGCGCGCCAAGCGGATGCCATATCTCGATCACCCGCCCCGCCCCCTCCATACGGTCGCGTTTGATCAACCCCGAAAGGCCCGCCGCCGCCCCCGATTGCACCCGGATCACGCCATGACGAAACCAGTCCCCGGCAAAGCCGCCCATCTGCGCGAAGTGGAACACGCGCGCGTCCTCCACCTGTTCGGCGGGCCGCTCGGAAACATACCCCGGCGTATCGAGATCAAAGGTGCAGTCTCGATCCCCCAGCACCGCGCTGCACCGCTTCTGATAGACCCGCCCCAGCGGCACGTTGAGCGCGTCGGTGAGTCCGCGCAACTCGGCCTCGAACGCACCGCCCGCGCGCCTTATATCGCCCAGAGACCCGGCGAAAACCTCCAGCCGCTCGGCCACATCCTGCCGGTTCACCACCCAGGCGCGCAGCCGCGCCCCGTCATAGCGCCCGGCCTCGATCTCTGCTTCGGTCAGCCCCTCGTCGGAGAGCGCGCCAAACGCCTCCGTATTGTTGACGGCCAGCCCCGTGCTTTCCTCGACCGCGCGCGCGCTCATCCCCGTGCCGGGGCGAAAGGCTATGCCGTCGAACATGAGCGCCCGGTCATGATCGGTGAACCCCATCACCAGCCCGTCGCGGCGCGTCAGCGCCCAGCACCGGCACACCGTGGTGATGCCGCGCCCCAGATGCGCGGTCAGCGCCGCCGCCCCCGCCCCGCTCACAGCCGGATCTCCACCACCGGCACATTGGGCACCTCGCCCGCCTGAAAGGACGCAAGGCTGACCTGAATGCCATTGGTGTCAAAGCGCACCGGCACGTCGAATTCATATCCGGCGGTAACCGGAACCCCCATGTTCGGCGGCTCGGAGAAGGTCACGATGCCGGTCGTGTCGTCCACCTCGTAATGCACGCCCTCGCGCATCTCGACATCGCCCAGCCCCATGCGCACGCTGCCGCGCACCGGCTTGACGATGGGCCGCACCGCCTCGAACGCGCCCGAGCGATAGGTCTTGACCAGTTGGAACGCCACCGTCGCATCGTCGCCCACCCCGATCCGCTGATCGTCAAAGGCGGGGGCTGCCCCCGCGCGGCTTGACTTGAAATCGCTCCAGTCCTTCCAGCGAAACCCGTATAGCTGCCCCTGACGTGCCTCGAAAAACGCAATCAGCGCCTCGATATCCTCCAGGCTGCGCAGCGCCACGCCCGCGTCATAGCGCCTGCGCGCCTGCGCCCAGGGGCTGTTGCGCTCCTCATGCCCGCTGGCCAGCGTGACGATCTCGGTCAGCCGCTCGGGCCCGCCGATCGAGCCGAAGCTGAGGCTCGTCGGAAACCGTATCTCGTGAAATCCCATGTTTCCCTCCGCTTACCGATTGCGCGCGCCGCGCCCGATCACGCGGCCGAGCTGTGCGGCGATCTGCCCCTGAGAGCGGCGAAAGCCCTCCACGTCGGGCGTCGTGACATTCATCACCACGCTGACCGCGCCGCCGGCCTGCGCGCGCACGCCAAGCCGCCCGTCCGCACCACGCGACAAGGGCAGGATCGCCTCCGGCCCCGCCTCGCCCATCAGCCCGGTGCGCCCGCCGCGCATCGGAAATGTCACCGGGCCGCTCACCACACCGCCATTGGCAAAGGGCATGACCCTTCCCTGGGTGAACCCGCCCCCCTTGGCAAAGGGCAAGAGCCCGCCCAGAAGCGCACCAACACCCTGCGACAGAAGCCCCCCCACCTGATCGGTGACCGGGCGCACCGCGTCGTTGAAGGCGGTGTTCACCAGCGTCGTGGCCAGCCGCCGCAGGCTCTCGCTCAGGCTGTCGCCCTCCACCACGGCGCCGCGCAGCGCACCTCGCAAGCCCCGGCTCAACCCCCGCTCAAGGCTCTGCGCGTCCTGCCCGGCAGCGGCAAAGCCGCCCCGCACCCGCCCCAACTCTCCGGCAAAGGCTGCGGCCATCGCCCCCGCCTGCCCCATCGCCGCGTCGAGCGCCGCAATCTGCGCCTCCAACTCATCGGCGCGTTCCAGCTCATCCATCGCCCAAGTCTCCTGTTCCGTCGGGGAAGGCCGCCAGCAGCGCCTCCAGCCCCGCCCGCGCCATCGGCTGCCCCGCGCGCCCCTCGCCCAGCATCAGCCGCAATTCCACCGGCGTCAGCGCCCAGAACTCCGCCGGGCGCAGCCCCAGCCCCTGCACGCCCGCGCGCATGAGCGCAGGCCAGTCGAACCGCGCGCTCATGCGCCCCCCTCCGGCAGGGCAAAGGCACGCGCCAGCAACTGCGCGGCCGCCCGCGCCGCCGCCAACGGCCCGCCTTCGATCTCGGCGCTGAGCAAGTCAGTCGCCGATCCGCACCAGCCACCGCCGCGCAAGCCCGCGACGATCACCGCCAGCACATCGCGCGACGAAAACGCGCCGCCCTCGAACCGCGCCACCAGATCGACCAGCGATCCCACCTCCATGGTCGCCTCCAGTTCGGCCAGCGCCCCGAGCGTGAGCCGCATCACGCGGGCCTCACCGCTCAGCACCAGCGCCACCTCGCCTGCCCAGGGGTTCGCCATCGCGCTCACAGCACCGTGAAGGTCAACTGCCCCGCCGAGGCCAGCGCCACCTCATAGGTCGCCTCGCCGTCATGGGTGCCGCCATAGTCGATCGAGGTCACCTGAAACGGCCCCTCGATGGTGCCGAAATCGGGGATGATCACCTGAAAATCCGGCATCTCCCCGTCAAAGAAGATCTGCCGCATCCGCGCATCGCTCGCCGCATCGCGGAAAATGCCGGAGCCGCTGAGGCCCGCCGATTTCACGCCCGCGCCCGCCAGCAACTCGCGCCAGCCCCCCGCCGACTCGAGGCTTGTCACATCCACGCTCTCGGCGTTGAAGCTGACGCGCGTCGCACGCAGCCCCGCCACGGTCTGGAAATTGCCGCTGCCCGTAAGATCGACCTTGATGAGAAGGTCCTTGCCGTTCTGAACTGCCATTTTGGTTCTCCGTTCCTCTATCTTAAACGCCGTCGTCCACGCGCGCCCGGAATGTCAGATCGATCCGCCGCCGCTGTCCCGCGCCGGTGCGGATCGCCCGCGCGCGCAAAAAACTGAGCGCCACCAGCCGCCCCCGCGCGAGGCTGAGTGCCGCCCCGTCCAGCGCATCGCTCACCGCCCCCGCCGCCTGCTTGGCCACGAGGAACCCCGCCGCCTGCGCGACGACCGAGACGGTCACGCGATGCTCGGCCCCCGCGCCGGTCATGTCGCCGCGCTCGCGCACCTCCTCGGGGCCAAGCGTGACATAGAGATCGGGCGCGCGCCCCTTGGGCAGCGCATCGTGGATCGCGCCGCCCACGAGGGCCGCCAGCGCCGCATCCCCGGCAAGACGCTCGAAAATCGCCGCCTGAAGGGCCGCCGCCGCGCCATAGCTCATGCCACCACCTCCTCTTCGGCCCAGAGGGTCAGGTATTGCGGCCCCGCCGCGCTCTCTGTCACCGCCAGGATTGCGAAGACCCGCGCGCCGTCGCGCAATCGCTGCCCCGCCAGCGGGCGCGACGGCGCGCCCTGCGGGGCCGCGCGCACCGTGATCCTGAAGGCCGCGCGCGCCACGCTTGCGCCCTCGCCCGGCCCCTCGCGGCCCGTGCGCGCCTCGACCTCGGCCCAGAGCGTGCCGCGCACCTCCCAGACCTCCGTGAA